ATAACTAAAATATTAATAAACTAAAAGATTAATAACTAATTATACGGGTGACTAAACTTATTAATAAAATAAATGATTAATAAATAGTTTACTAAAATATATTTAATTTACCAAATACGCTAAAGTTTTTTAATGCCGAGAAAGAATATTTTACCATCAACCGCTAGAGAATTACATCTATTTGAATGCAAATGTGGATATAATATTAAAGGTCACAAATATAGAGTCGAAGCATTAGAAAGAATGCATAAGAAAACTAAGCCTGAATGTAATTATGAAACTATTAAATTAACAGATATAACTCCTTTAAATAAATCTGATATAAATCAATATAATAAAAATATTGCTAATTCTATAAAAGAGGTTGAAAAACCCATATATCAACTACTCATTTAAATTAAAAAAATTTAGTAACAATATAATTATCATCAATTATATTACCACGTTTATCTACAGTAAGAGAATAATTCATAATATCACCAATAACATTATTATGTTCTCTACCGCGAGTATGTGCTAATTCATGATTAACCACATTAATAAAAGAATTAGGACAACATTCAAATCTTTTCATATCAATATATACTGATCTTAAATCAGGATCCGTAAAAGCATAAGTGTCTATTTGTACTCCATCAATAACTTTAACAAATGATGGTATGTTTTGAGAATTCATTAATTCTCTGATTTTCCGACTTTGAAAATCAGCAGAAACAACTACAGCTATAATAAATGCAAGCATTTATTATATGTTTTATATTTTTATATACTTCTTTTACTGGGTTTATCGGTTCTAACAGACTCATATAATACTGTTTCAAAATATGGATATTTACCTTTTGAAGTCATATCAAATTCTATTTTTTCTCCATCTTTCTTGGTGTTCATATGCATATACATTTTAAATAAATCACCGTTATAATCTTCATCAGCTTTATCTACCAAAGCATTTGGTCTTATTCCTTTACATCTATTATGTATATCTCTTATATAATGTTCACCTTCTTCGTCAACTTTTCCCATTAAGTCATCCACTCCATTAGTTAAAGTAAAAGATTTTTTAGAATATAGGTATAGAGCTATACAGAACAATCTAGAGATGTATACAGATGGACGACTAAATCAATAGCATATACGACAGTTCTCGTAAAAATAAAAAAAACTTTTTTCTAAAAAAACATTATATTGTAGATAATACTATATAAACACTAGCTTATTATCTTTAAAAATAATATGTCAAATCCATTAGCTATGCAATTATTACAACAATCTCTTAACGGAGGTTGTTGTGGAAGTGCTTTACTAGGTGGTGTTCTGCCTGGAGAATCAAAACGTAAACCTAAACCAATGGTGTATATGTCTTCGACATCTAAACCAATCTCTAGTACAATGGCAAATAAATTAGAGTATGCATATGATACAAAGAATGATCCTGAATCTTATGTACCTGGAACAAAAATGAAAGCTGCACAATATTATGCTTTACATAATCCTCAATCTAGAGAAAAAGCTAAAGCAACTCGAGTAGCTAATAAAAATAAAGCAGCGGAAGTTTATAATGCTAGAATACTTTCAGGAAATCCTATGTCAAGATTAGAATATTGTATGACTAAATGTACTATTGCGAATGAGCATAGAAAAGCAGTATCTAAAGTAGCTAGTCAAAGAACAAAAGCTAAAAAGTTAGTCTCTAGTGCTCATTATTTACCATCAGCTGTGATGTCTAATGTAGCTAGTTATGCTTAAAGATCTTCTAAATAATACAAATATATAATATAAATGTCGTTGTCGTTTGTTAAAACATCGGAATCTGATTCAGCTATTGCTCGAATAATATCACCACATAGTAATAAATTAGTATATCTTAACAGTAATAAATGCGAGAATAATTTACTAGATATTAAATTTAATGAAAATACAAGTAGAAGTATAATAGGTAAATCTATAAGAGAAATAACCGAAGAATTATTAAATTCTAGAGTTCCAAATTCTTCTGAAGGCTTATGTGAAATAAAAGTTAAAACTGATGAAATGGTATCAATAATACCATCAGATAAACCAGAAAACTTATTAATAACAGGTGGAAAAGGTTTAGGTAAATCAAGTTTAACAGCACGTTATGCATTTGAATATAAAAATAAGTTTCCAGATAGAATGATATACTTATTCACAAGAATGCCTGATGATATAGCATATAATGGTGTAGAATTAGAAGAAATAGTAGTAAATGACGATGTTAAAGAATCTGGTTTAGTATTTGAAGATTTACATAATAGTTTAGTAATTTTTGACGATATGGATAATGTAACTAATAAAGCATTATTTAAATGGGTTCATGCATTAATGGATGAATCTATTACTTGTGGACGTAAAGAAAATATTCATGTAATATATATAAGTCATATGTTAATGGATTATAAACGTACAAGAAATATATTAAATGAAGCAGATAAAGTTGTTTTTTTTAATGGAATGGGTACTTATCAAATTAGTGATTTTCTTAAACGGTATGCAGGATTAGATAGAGATAAAATAAAATCTATATTACTATTAGAAGGTTGGGTTTGTTTATGTCGTTCATTCCCTCGTCACATTATCTATCAAAAAGGAATATTAATGATATAATAAATCTTTAAAATTTTATTGAGTTTATGGAATTACAAATAACTAATAGAGGTCATCGTCATAATAATTCTTGGAATATATTATTATTATTGTTACTGTTATTTAATACTATATTGCATCTTATAAATATAGTGTTTATTATTTTTATTTATCGAGTTTATCGGTTGTTTTAAAAAAACTTTATAGACATATTTTATTATCTATAAAATGAATCTTGATATTCTCACTGAAGGGACACCAGACACAAAGCCCTGGTTGTCTATTGTATGTGATTCTGTAGAAGCTGTATCTAGTAATACTAAATATCCTGCAACATCTACTAATACTAGTTGGAATGGTGCTTTGGCGGTAGTTCCTACTGTACTTCAAAACGCAATTCCACCAGGTCTTGGAGGTACTATTATAACATATAGTAGTACCGCAGATAGAGTAGTTCAAAGCGGTTTAGCTGGTGTAGCTACTTCAGCATTTACTACAAATGGAGCAAATTGGGCTACTATAGCTACTCCAATGGATAATCCAAGTATAATGTGGTCTCCAACCTTAAATATCTATAGTGTTATAAATGGTGCAGGATCAGATGTCTATACTTCTGCAGATCTTATAACATTTAATATAGGTACTCCATATGTACCTGGATTTTTTATTAATTCTGGTTTCATGTGGAGTACAGTATTTAATAAATTTATTTCTAGTACTGCAGATGTTAATAATTATATTTGTGATAGTTCAGATGGTGTAACATATACTTCCAGAGCTTCAACACGTGTGGTTCAAAAATTTGCTGAATCTCCTAAATTAAGTCGTCTTATTGCAGTAGGTGATAACGGTCCTCAATATACTGATGATGGAAAAACATGGATTCCTTGTGTGGAAACATTTAGTGCTTCTGCAGCTGCATGGTCTGATACTTTTAATTGTTTTGTTACAATACCAAGAAATGGTACTAAAACTGAATGTTGGAGAAGTAGTGACGGTATTACATGGACTGTAACTCATCCTTTTAGTGGATTGACCGATCTTAGAGCTTTAACTTGGGGACAAGATTTAGGATTATTTATAGCAGGAGGTGATGGTTCATATGTATCATTCTCTCAAGATGGTTTTACATGGCGTCGAGCTGAAGTTGCCGGACTTGTTGATAGTTATGGAGCTGAATACATTACAACATGGGGTCAGTATATGCTAGTAGGAATTAATCAGATTGTTTTAACAAATGGTAAACGTTTTCGTACTCAAGCATAATTAAAAAAACTTATTAGATAAGTTTTTTTAAGTTAATTTGACCATTAATTTATCATAATTAATGTTATTTCTTTTACATAACTCATCTAATTTTTCTTTATATTTTTTAATAGGTAAATGACTATACATATGTCTTATTAAAACATGTCTCCCACAAGTGTTTATTCCTGGTTTCGATTCTTGAAACGGGTATTCATTATAATTTATATTATAACCACTCTTATGTAATGTTAATAATAATTTAGCAATATAATGTGGTTGTTGATAACTTATATGATTAAATTGTTTATCTGGTTGATATCCATATGAATCAAAAAATTCTATTCCTTCTGGTGTCTTATGTAATAATGTCCAATGACCTGTATTTTTAGTTACTTGATATAATATTACTAATGGCATCTTCTTTAACACCTGAGCTGGTGTCATATTACTTAACTCCGAATATAATACAATATTTATATCTGGAGATAATCTCTTAATTACTTCATCTGATAATGATATATCCATATTTAAATTCGATGATTTATTATATAGTATAGAAACTTGTAAACCTTTATTAAATTTTAATCGAGTTTTAACCATGGCACATATTAACATTAAGTATCAAAACTTCAGTTTAACCAACAATACTACAACTCCTATTTTAGCAGAATTAGTAGATGCTAGAGATAGTGTTATTCTTAATAATCCATCTGAATGGGAGATGAGTGTTGTTCGTTTTCAGGTAAATGGAGATATGATACCTCTGTTTATTCCTATTATTCCTGATCCAGCATTTCCTTTACGTACAAATATGAGTATTACATTAGCTTTTGGTGGTAATTATTATCAACAATTTATTAATGTAACAGCTGATGAAACTAAATCTGGTATATATTATTATAGTCAATATCTAGATCATGTTAATGATGCTTTAGCAACATCTTTTGCTTTATTGAAAGTTGATTTTCCAGGAGCTAGTGCTACTTCTCCTCCTTATTTTGCATTAAATCCTGTTACTCAATTAATTAGTTTATATGTTCAAAGTGTTTATCTTCGTTCTATTCCTGGTTTTATTTCTATTTCCTTAAATCAATATCTTCAAGCTATATTAGATTTCCCTTATTCTGCATTTAATGGATATAATACCCCAAATGGTGATGATTATGTAATTGATGTTGACAATCATTCTCCATTATTACCTCCTCCACCTCGTAGTGGTTATCCTATAGCTTTAACAGTTGTTGCAGGAGATGTTATTCAAGTTAGTCAAGAATTTCCTACTCTACATCTTTGGGATAATATTAAATCTATTATTTTATTAACTGATCTTATACCAATTGTTCGTGAAACATTACCTAATACATTTGGAGTTGGTCAAAATAATAACATTAGTAATAATAGTTTAACTATCTTAACAGATTTTGATATAGTTAAGAATATTAGTGAACCTAGACCAAGTATTATTCAATATTTTCCTTCTGCAGAATATAGAATGATTAGTATGAATCAAACAAATCCATATAGAGTTAGTGATGTTAGATGCCAATATCAAGATTATAGTGGTAATATTTATCCTATAAATCTACGTAATAAAGCAAATTTTAGTGGCAAAATAATGTATAGACACAAGATAACTACTTATAAATAAAACAATGTCGGATTTACTTCATGCTCGAGTTATTGATCCTCGGGTCAATATTAATGATAGTCGGAATAAAACTTATGGTATATATAATGGTGGACAAAATCAAACTTGGTTAACTATTACTAGTACAACTTTTAATAATAGTCAAATTAGTTGGACTGCCAATCCTCCTTCTGAGGGTACTTATGTCACTCGTAAAATATGGTGTGAGATGTCTTTTCGTATAACATTTACAGGAACTAGTGCTGGCCCTGGTATTCCTCTTCTTCAAGCTAGCGGTCTTCCTTTTGCTCCAGGTGTAAATCCCGGTACTTTTCAATATGATGCTCCACGTTGTTGTCCTTTGAGTGAAGCTCAAAATACTCTAGCTGTTCATTTGAATAACGATAACTTAACTTCAAATATTAATACTTATTCACGTATATATCAACGTTTCAAACGTCCTTATGATGAGGAAAATCTTGATTTAAGTTTAACTCCAGCTATGAGTGATAAATCTCTTGATTATGACGATTTGTTAGGTTTCAATCTTAATCCACTAGCTTCTTATGGTGATAACGTTGTTCAAATACCTCGTGGTGGATATAGTCGAGCAATTATTACTAGAAATGATTCAACTGGAGCTCCCGGAGATATTGCTATTGTTGAAATGACTGTATGTGAACCTCTTTGGATGAGCCCATTTGTATTTGGTCGTGATCAAGAAGAATTAGCTTTAATTGGTATTGACAATATTAATATTCAATTAACTCTAGGAGGTAGAGGTAATGGAGTTCTTGCTGGTTTATCTGGTAGTCTTTGGTCTCATGCTCCTTCTGGTAGTGTTCTTAGTGCAGTATCTTCAACTGTTCTTGGTGGTAATGTTTATCTAAATTTTATTAGTCCAGATATGACTCAACAAATTCCCAGATCGATTACATATAGTTATTTTGAACCAACACTTTATCCTACTACTACTAATACTCCACTCGCTCCAGGTCAAAGAGTACAACTTGTAATGAATAACGTTCAATTACCATCTATACCAAATCTTATGTATATTTGGGCTGATGAAAGAAATCAAGATTTTGATATGACGAAAACAAATAGTTATTTAAGAATTGAAAATCTTAGTGTCACTTTTCAAAATCAAGATGGTTTATTCGCTAATGCTTCACCTTATGACTTGTACCAAATGTCGTTAGAGAACGGTCTTAAATTGAGTTTTGATCAATATAATCAATACGTTGGTGGAGCACTTTGTGTAATGTTTGGTAAAGATTTACCGCTCAATGCTTTGAGTGCTCCAGGTCTTCGAGGTAGTCAAAATCTTTATCTCAAATTAACTGTCACTAATCAATCTTCAAGAGTTATTGTTCCTCAACTTAATGTCTTAGTTGTTCAAGAAGGTGTTATGCAAAATGATGGTGGTTCTATTCATAGAAATATCGGTGTTTTGTCTCAAGAAGATATATATGCTAGTAAATCACAAGCCCCAATTAGTTACAAACCTTCCAAGAACGTCTTTGGCAGTGGTTTCTGGGATGATGTTGGAAGCTTTTTCAAACGAATTGTTAGACCTGCTATAGGTGTTGCTGAAAAATTAGTTCCTGGACAATTTCAACCAATTGTACAAGGTGTCAGTGAAGTTGCGAAATCATATGGTTTAGGATTGGGTAGACGTCGTGGTGGTGCTATGCTTGGTGGAACTGATCTAGAACGTTTAATATAAATTTATGTTGTAATTAAAAAAACTCTTGATTAGAGTTTTTTTAACCTCTCGATATCTTAATATCTTGATAAATTGCTTGAAACTCTTCATTAGTCATCTTTAACATTATATTTAAATATTCTAACAATTGTTCAGTCTTTGGATATTTTCCTGGATTATTTGCTATAAAATCATCTAAAGGTTTCTTTTCATCCTGCATATCAGCATTCTCTCCAATTAATTTAAGTCTTATAATTCGTAAATTAATTTGTTCAACTTTTTCACTGATTGATTCATCTAATTTCCTATCGATAAAATCATTCATTTTCTTGATCTCCTCTGACATATTTTTAGAGTTATTCTGCATAGCGTATTTGGTAACTTAAATATATTTTAGTATAATGTTTATTAATCATTTATTTTATTAATAATATTAATAAAAAAAATTTTTAATTTAAATATTGATCAATTATAGACATAATTAAATAATTAAATTTAATATACCAATACCTATAATTGTTATTATATTTATATATTGAAATTGTTGTAGGTTTCATATTGTTATCCCATAATGGCCAATTATATATTTTTAAATTATTTCTAAGATGAGTACATCCTTGGCTACAACTCCATCTATCACCAATTCTTTCCATTTCTTTATTACCACAAATAGGACAATTTACATTAAAGGAACCATAATGTTTAATTAATTCTGTCATTGTTAGCGTATTTGGTAAATTAAATATATTTTAGTAAACTATTTATTAATCATTTATTTTATTAATAAGTTTAGTCACCCGTATAATTAGTTATTAATCTTTTAGTTTATTAATATTTTAGTTAT